CTTGACATTACCGATCGGTTGTGCTAGAATATATACATACTGATTGAGGAACACATGGATAATTTTCAGAATTCAAAATCCAATCTTGCGAAACTTCTCGCTACAGAAAACATTACTGTGGAATATCGCAAGGCACAAACTGCCGCATTCAACGTGGCAACCCGCACACTAACCCTTCCTGTATGGAATGATCTTACGCCTGAAATGACTGACTTGATGATCGGTCATGAGGTTGGTCACGCACTTGATACACCAATGCAATATGGTGATGCCGAACTACAAGGCTATGGTAAGGGTTTCAAAACTTTTTTGAACGTGGTCGAAGATGCACGAATTGAACGCCGTATCAAGGACCGATATCCTGGTCTTCGCCGCTCATTCTCTAAAGGCTATCAAGAATTTGTGAACCGTGACTTCTTTGAAGTTAGTGGTAAAGACATTTCTAAAATGCTATTGATTGATCGTATCAATTTGCAATTCAAGATTGGTCCTTTCTTTCCTGTTAAGTTTAATGAAGCCGAGACTGCACTAGTTAAAAAGGTCGAGGCTTGCGATTCGTTTGATGATGTTGTTGCAGTATGCAAAGAATTGTATGACTACTGCAAGCAAGAATTGGATGACAAGCGCCAAGAGGCTATGGACGAGTTTCAGGCCAAGGTTGATGCTGGCGAATTTGATGATGAGTATGATGATTCATTCGATAATTTTGATTCGGAAGAAGACAATGATGATTTCGAATTCAAGAATCCTAACGAATACGATTCGGAAGATGCCGATGATTTTGATGACCGTGATGATGGTTACTCGCATGGTCGCCAAGAGCCAGAGTATCGCGATCCCGAAGAATTAAAGCAATATGATGAAGTGAAAGCCGCAACCGATGAGAATTTGCAGAAGGCTCTCAAGTCTCTGACCGAACAAAAAGAATTGATGGTTGGTTCTATGCCTTCCTCTACTCAATTCAATTACAATAATCTGATTATCAATTACAAGAAAATCATCGGCAAGATGTTGACAAATGATGTTATCATTGATAACGAATATAAGTTTAATCTAATTACAGAATTCGAAGCCAAGAACAAAAATGCAATTGCATACCTTGTCAAGGAATTCGAAATGAAAAAGAAAGCGGCTGAGTTGCGCCGTGTGACTATCTCTGATACTGGTGTGCTTGATACCAATAAGTTGCACACATACAAATTCAATGACGATATTTTCCGCAAGGTTGGTTCTGTAGCCGCCGGCAAGAATCACGGTGTTGTGATGTTCATTGACTGGTCTGGTTCCATGAATGACAACATGAAAGGCACCATTGAACAGTTGATCACAATGACTACATTCTGTCGTAAAGTGAATGTGCCTTTTGAAGTTTATGCATTTACCACTCAGTATTTCGAAAAGAAGTATGATGAGAATGGACTGGCGATTCCTCCCGCACCTAACGTAACTAATGTATCTGGTACACTAGAACTTGATGGCGGTTGGAATTTGTTGAATCTATTTTCAAGCCGAATGAAGACAAGTGAATATCGCCGTATGGCAAATGACTTGTTGAATTATGGTGAGTTGATCGTCAACTACTACAAGCGTGGCTACATTGAAGAGCGTTTTGGTCTTGGTGGTACTCCGCTGAATCAAACCATTCTTGCCGCATCAGGCATTGTCAATAACTTCCGTAAGGCTTACAAGGCTGAAATCGTTGACGTTATGTTTTTGACTGATGGCGAAGATAGCGAGACTATGTGGACTTCTGGTGAGCGTTATGGAATTACAAGAATCGGCGCGTCTACTTACAAATCTGTATCTTATCTTGAAGATAAAGAAACTTTGAAAAAGTATCGCGTAAGTGATTCTGGCGTTACCCCTACTTTGCTTCAAATTTTGAAAGACAGAACCGGTTGTAATCTGATTGGCTTCTACATTCTGCCAAAGGGTCGCCGTTACTTTGATAATGCATTGGCGCGGTTCAAAACCTTAACCTCGAATGATGCATTTGCAAAATTCAAGTTTGAGAAGTTTTACTCTATCGGCAACTATGGCTATGATCAATACTTCCTGATTCCTGGCGGCAATGATCTTTCCGTAGAAGATGAAGACTTGAATGATCTGTTGGGAGAAAACAACGCGAATGTTAGTGCCCGCAAACTTAGGGGTGCTTTCTTGAAAATGAATAAGAATCGGTTGACTAACCGAATCCTACTCTCAAAAGTGATTGAGGAAATTGCTTGACTTTCCTCCAATTACCGTGTATAATATATTATGTTGAGTGATTGATTTACCCCCTGAAAGGAACTTTGTAATGATTAGCCGTGAACAAAAAGTTGCGTTTCTTACCGAAGCCGCGAATCGTTTTGGTGCTACTGTAACTCGCCAGCAAATTGTGTCCCTTGCCGATGAAGGCTTTGGTCGCCACTTCTGGATTGAGTCTGATAAATATCGTGTTGGTCGTGGCACTTATCAGTTGCCACTTGAAGAATTCAACGTCAATCTAAATGGCGTTTCTGCTAAAGTGATTGAAATGCCTAAGCAAACTCCTGTGGCTGAAATGAAGCCGATTGCAAAAATCTCCTCTGTTGGTCGTGTTGAAGAAGGCGCGATTGTTCCTAAAGTGAACAGTCTGTATGTGCCTTTCGGATTCTTTGACAAGATGAAGGCGATTATCGTCAGTCAACGTTTCTATCCTACTTTCGTTTCTGGTCTATCTGGTAACGGCAAGACTTTCATGGTTGAACAAGCCTGCGCCCAAACCAAGCGCGAGTTTCTCCGTGTGAATATTTCACCCGAGACGGACGAAGATGATTTGATCGGTGGCTTCCGTTTGATTGATGGTGAGACTAAGTGGTTTGATGGTCCCGTTATTCAAGCAATGAAGCGTGGCTCTGTGCTAGTGCTTGATGAAATCGACCGTGGCTCTAACAAACTTATGTGTCTGCAAGGTATCCTTGAAGGCAAGGGTGTGTTGATTAAGAAGACTGGCGAATTTGTTGAACCTGCAAAGGGTTTCAATGTGGTTGCTACTGCAAACACTAAGGGTAAGGGAGATGAGACTGGTCGTTACATGGCGGCTACGATTCTTGATGACGCCTTCCTTGAGCGTTTCCCAATTACCGTTGAACAAGAATATCCTGACACTAAGATTGAGACTAAGATTCTCACCAAGATGTTTGATAGCCTTGGCATTCAAGATAAGACATTCGCTGGAAATCTTGTGAAGTGGGCTGATATCATTCGTAAGACTTTTGAAGATGGTGCGATTGATGAAATTATTTCCACTCGCCGTCTTGTTCACATTGCCGAAGCATACACTATCTTCAACGATAAGATGGATGCAATTCAATACTGTATCAATCGTTTCGATGGCGAAACAAAAACTTCTTTCCTTGATCTGTATACCAAGATTGATGCAGGTATCGATCCAACTGCGGCTCCTGCCGAAGTGAAAGTGGAAGAATCTACCGATGAGATTCCATTCTAAATAAATAACTCTCTGAAAAAAGAGGTCACTAAATGTGACCTCTTTCGTTATATATAAATGTATCACAACTCAATAATTATGGAGATATAATGAAATTTGAACTTGATCTAGCACAACTCCGAACTAAAAAACTGTTTATTGCAACACCAATGTATGGTGGGCAATGTCACGGCGCATACACAAAAGCAATCTCAGACTTAATGATTCTTTGTACCAAGTATGGCATTGAAGCAAAACTGTTTTTCATCTTTAATGAATCACTAGTGCAACGTGCGCGAAATTATCTAGCGGATGAATTCATGCGAAGTAATTTCGATTACATGATGTTTATCGATAGCGATATTCATTTTGAAGCACAAGACATTCTTGTGATGATGCACTTTGCAATCAATAACGATGATATGGATGTTCTATGCGGACCATATCCAAAGAAAGCAATTTCTTGGGAGAAGATTAAACTTGCAGTAGACAAGGGTTATGCAGATAAGAATCCTAATCAACTAGAAGAATTTGTTGGCGACTACGTTTTCAATCCTACCGATGGTGTTACTCAATTCCGAATTGACGAACCTGTTCAAGTGAAAGAAGGTGGTACTGGCTTCATGCTTATCAAACGTAACACATTTGAAAAATTTGACGAAGTATATCCACAGCAACGTTATCGTCCGGATCACGTTCGCACCGCTAACTTTGATGGCTCTCGCGAAATCACCGCTTACTTTGATTGTCCTATTGATCCAGAGTCTAGACGTTATCTATCTGAAGACTACATGTTCTGCCAGTGGTCGCGCAAAGCGGGACTTAAAGTTTGGTTGCTTCCATGGCTTCGTTTGAAACACGCTGGTGCTTATATCTTTGGTGGTTCTCTACAGGCACTTGCGGCGATTGGTGCATCACCAACAGCAGGTCAAGATGTTATGAAGAAGGATATTAGAAATGGACTAGCAGTAAATGGAAGTCTTGCGCCAACTGCTAAACTATCCGAAGTGAAAAAAACGAAAAAGAAATAAAGGATAAGAATGATTGACTATCGTTATAATGAAGATAAACTGATTGAAGAAATCAAGCGATACATTGATGCCACATATGGTCAACATTACTCCCAAAATAAATTTCAGGCTACAGAATTCATCATTGATGGTGGACATGGTGAAGGATTCTGTATCGGAAATATTCTGAAGTATGCACAACGCTACGGAAAGAAAGAGGGCAAGAATCGTAAAGACTTGCTAAAAGTTTTGCATTATGCTATAATTATGCTACATGTTCATGATTTGAATGAGGTGAAAAATGAAACTAAGTGAAAATACTGTCGGTCTTTTGAAGAACTTTGCTACAATTAATTCTGGTATTCAGATTAAGGCAGGTTCTACAATTCGAACAATCTCCAAACAACAAAACGTTCTCGCGAAGGCAACTGTCGCTGAAAATTTTGATTCAGAATTTGTAATCTATGATCTGAATCGTTTTCTTGCATTGATTACCTCTCTGGACTCCCCTGAGATTGCTTTCAATGCAGAGAAGAAAAATCTAACCGTGAAATCCGGTTCATCGAAAACCACATACGGTCTGTCCGATGAATCCATGATTGTCGCGCCTCCCAACAAAGAACTTAAAATTGAAAACGCTGAAGTGAATTTCAAACTCACGAAGGAAAACTTCAATCAAGTTTTGAAACTCTCAGGCATTTTGGGACTCCCTAACATTGCAGTAGTTGGTGACGGCAAGAACATTTCAATCTCCACATTAGATGTGAAGAATGATGAATCGGATAATTTTTCTATCAAGGTTGGTGAAACTGAAGCAAACTTCAAGATGATCTTTGCTACAGAAAATCTAAAGATGGTAACTGGCAACTATGATGTTTCCATTTCATCTAAAGGTTTTGCACACTTTAAGCATGAAAAAGACCCAATTGAATATTGGGTTGCACTTGAGGCTGGCTCTAAGTATGAGGGTTAATCATGAGTAACGTGATCATTCCATCTTCACCAGAAGATCGTAAGAAGATTCGTGGCGCACTTGAAGAAATTTCAAACTCACTCACACGCATCGAAGCAGAGCGTGAATTGATTAAAGAAATTCTACAAGATGTAGAAGACAAGTTTGAACTTCCTAAGAAGTATACTCGCAAGGTTGCAAAAATCTTTCACAAACAGAATTTTGCTGAAGTGAAAACTGAACAGGAAGATTTGGAAACAATCTATGAAACTGTAACAGGACCTCAGCCATGAATCCAACACGCAGAAAAATGATAACAGGCACAGGTCTTGCTGGTGCATTCGTTGCAGGATTTTTTGCGCCAAAGGTTGTCGTTGAAGTTAAAGAAAAATTGCGAGAGACTAAGGTGGAAGATATTCGTCATCTTGCGCCTCATAGTTCAACAACACTTACTCTACAAGGCAATCCAAAACCTGTAGTACCATCTCCACATAATGGTAATGGATTTTATGTTTCATCAAATCCAGAATATCAAAATAAAGTTGAAATGTCTGTTGGCAAAGACAATCGACTATGGCTCAAAATTGATGGTGAGTGGCGAAGAGTTGCAATTGACCCTTCTTGGTGTGATCCCACTTACTGCGATCCAGCAGAAGTCTAACACCAAATTCGCATTCTAACATGTTTTATGTTAGAATATATTATTATGTTATTGTGAGGTGATTAATGCTACAAGATTTTCTGTGGGTAGAAAAATATCGTCCAAAGAAGGTAGAAGATACTATTCTTCCTTCTGATTTGAAGGCGACATTTCAAGAATTTGTAAACAACAAAAATGTACCCAATCTAATTCTGAGTGGTGGTCCTGGCGTAGGTAAGACTACTGTTGCAAAAGCAATGCTTGAAGAATTGGATTGTTCTTATATTATAATTAACGGATCGATGAACGGCAACATCGATACACTACGCAATGAAATTAAAAACTTTGCATCAACCGTATCTTTTTCAGGTGGTCGTAAATATGTCATTCTTGATGAGGCTGATTACCTTAATCCTCAATCTACTCAACCCGCGCTCCGGAACTTCATGGAAGAGTTTTCTGCTAACTGTGGTTTTATCCTTACTTGCAACTTTCTTAATCGTATCATCGCCCCTCTCCACAGTCGATGCTCCGTTGTTCCTTTTAAGATAAACGCAAAAGACAAACCTAAACTTGCTTCACAATTCATGAAGCGAGTAACAGGCATTCTCGAAACTGAGAAAGTAGAGTTTGATCAAAAGGTTGTTGCGGAAGTTATCATGAAGTATTTTCCTGACTGGCGCAGGGTAATTAATGAACTTCAACGCTACTCTGCTACAGGTAAGATTGATGCAGGTCTTCTTTCTAATCTAACTGAAGACAACACAAAAAATTTAATCAAGATGTTGAAAGAGAAAGACTTCACTGGTATGCGTAAGTGGGTCAATGATAATCTTGATAACGAACCTAACGTTCTATTCCGTAGAATTTTCGATGGCTGTCACGAATATCTCTCTACTAAGAGTGTGCCTCAAATGGTCATTCTTCTAGGTGAGTATCAATACAAGTCTGCATTCGTAGTTGATCAAGAAATCAATTTCGTTTCATTCTTGACCGAAGTGATGGCTGATTGTGAATTCAAGTGATATCTACTCTCCAGAACATTGGAACAAAATCTGTGAACTAGTTGCACAGAGAGCAAAGATAGTTTTGCCTCTTGTAGTTTTGCGTAGGGTGAAGTCTACTCTCATCTCACACTTTTTTGAAATCTGCGCGGCTGAATATTTCAATTCAATTGACATTCAATGTCAGAATGCTTTGACTGATAAGCAACCAGACTTAAAGTTTAATAATGAGATTTGTGAAATCAAAACTACAAATGTGTATAGTAACGCAATCAGTAGAAAAATTACATGGACTGGCAATGTAATATCTAAAGTCGATGCAACATACATGTTCATCATGTGGCATCTATCAGATAACGAAACATTGTTTCCGAAGACTATGGATTTTTTCCTAGCAAAGTGTTATGTTGATCAAACCGAGTGGGGCACTCTCGGCAACTATAACGGCGCAGGATTTACTACTGATGATTTGATTAGTCATGATTTTGAAGTCATTGTTGGAGATTGTGAAAACCGACATTTTAAATTGAAAAGTTTTGATTATGAATCCGTTTGATTTTCTAAAAGCAATCAATGAATCGAAAGAAGACTTAATTACAGACGAATTGTCCGAAAAGGCTTATAATGCATTCATCGTAAACAAAGGACTTTCGTTCTTTCCAGACACGGTTCTATATGCAAATGAAATGAACCGTTTGAGTACCCTTGATAACAAACCTCAATTTGCCTATTTACTAAATAGTCTCAGACCGCGAAAGCGATATAGCAAGTGGTTGAAAAATGAGTTGATTGAAGATATCAAGGTTATTTCTGAATACTTTAACTACAGTTATCCAAAGGCTAAGCAAGTAGCGCATCTGATATCTCCTGAACAACTCAACACCATAAAAGAAAAATTACAAAAAGGTGGATTGAAAACAAAGGAGAAAAATAATGGCAATTGACATTGAAGATTTGCTTGAAGTTAGGCTTAAGAATGAAGATGACTTCTTAAAGGTTAAAGAAACACTTACTAGAATTGGTGTCGCATCACGTAAAGACAAGACCCTATACCAATCCTGTCATATTCTGCACAAGCGTGGAAAATATTACATTGTTCATTTTAAAGAACTATTCGCACTTGACGGAAAAAACACAGATTTTGAAGACAATGACTTAGGTCGTAGAAATACTATTACCAATTTGTTAGCCGAATGGGGACTTGTTGAACTTGTAAATAAGAATAGGTCTGAACAACCTGTTGCACCATTGTCTCAGATTAAAATCATTTCTCACAAAGAGAAAGATGAATGGCAGTTAGTTACCAAATATAATATCGGTAAGAAAAAGGAAATCTAATGAGTGAAGAACTTATTAATGCCGCCAAAGTGGTTTTAGCGAACCACTACGCATTCTACGTAAAGGCACAGAACTATCATTGGAACGTGACTGGTCCTGATTTCGTTCAGTATCATGATTTGTTCGGTAAAATCTATGAAGAAGTTGGTGACGTAATTGATATGCTTGCGGAAGAAATTCGTGCAATGGATTCTTATGTGCCGGGAAGTTTTTCTCGATTTGCTGAATTGTCGCAGATTGAAGAAGAGCAGAATGTTCCTACTGCTATGGAAATGATTCGTAGACTATACAACGACATTGCCATTATGCAGAACAGTATTATGAATGCATATCATCTTGCCGAAGAAAACATGCAACATGGATATAGTAACGTTCTTGCCGAAAGACAAGATGCGTTTAATAAACATGCGTGGATGCTCAGATCAACTTTAAGAATTTGACATTCGCATATATATTTGATATAATATACAGAATCTCCGGAAGGAGTATGGGCGCTAAGACCTTTCTTAGCATTTTGAACTTTAATATGAGGTAAAACTTATGGCTTTCGTAAATTCCAGCAAAACCCAAAACCAACTTCTGGTTTCCTATCTTCGCGGCACTGGTCGTGGTATTTCTGCACCACAAGCAACCGCACTTTTCGGTATCAAAAATCTTCGCGCACGTATGAGCGACCTTCGTCAAGCAGGTCTTCGTATTCGCAAGACAATGAATACTGAAGGAAACACAACTTATTTTGTATCTCGCCGCTTGATTGACGGCACTCAGGGATATGTTTCAGTATAAATAAACTTATCTCAGGGATGGGAACGTAATTGGCTCTTCTACCTTAGGAGCGTCTAACGCTGGTACAACGATATGGTACCCCTGTATTCAGTAAGCAGGACTGCTACGCCTAATGGGTAGCGCATTTTAACTTAACTCGCTTAATAAGGAGCAAACTATGCTAATGTATGCAAACATGGCTATTGACGCCATTCAATCTGGTAAGACCGCTTGGTTGAACCAATACGTTCAGGACGAATCTGTCCGCAAACCTCTTCAACACTTTGTAGATGCTCAGACTGAGTTTACTAAACAAATTGCTAAAACTTTTTGGGAAGTAACTGGTTCTGCAATGCAAGCAACTTGCGCTAAAGTATTCACTAAGTAAGAGGAGAATTAATATGACATTCATTCCACAACTTCCACAGGCTCTCAAAGACTTCGACAAATTCTTTGTTGGTTTCGATGATACGTTCAATCGTCTGCATAAGATGCACGATGACTTGACAAAAAGCATTCCTAACTATCCACCATACAATATTCGTAAGACTAGCGATAACACAT